TCGCTGCCTGAATATTTCCGGAACCAGTCGCATTTGTGAAGGTAAGTCCCTGAATAGACGAAAGGCCTGCGACAGAGAGATATCCAGAAAGCGTTTGATTAGTTCCTGATGCATTCGTGAATGTTAATCCCGTAATCGTTGAACTTGGCGTCCTCATCTCTGTTGAGGATACGACTCCAAGGAAGTTGAGCGTCTGGGTGCTTGTCGCAAAGACGAAGGTGGAGCTTCCCGCAAAGGTGCCCCCTTCGTTGTATTGCACCTGGCCCGTGTTCCCTCCCGGGGTGCCTCCTCCTGTTGAGGTTGAGTACTTGGTGCCTTGACTGTCGGTGAGCGCTCCTCCTACTTGGAGATATCCGGAGAGGGTTTGATTTGTGGAAGATACTGAAGTGAGCGTTGACTGGCCTGTCACATTTAACGTCGCTGCCTGAATATTTCCGGAACCAGTCGCATTTGTGAAGGTAAGTCCCTGAATAGACGAAAGGCCTGCGACAGAGAGATATCCAGAAAGCGTTTGATTAGTTCCTGATGCATTCGTGAAATTCAAAGTCGGAATCACGCCGTAGCCGGTTGCGGTGATGTTGGTTGAGGACACCGAAGCGAACGTACTCTGGCCTGAAACATTTAAGGACGCTCCGGCTATATTTCCCGAAGCCGTAAGGTTCGTCGAGGACACGGAAGTCAAAGATGATTGCCCTGAAATGTTAAGAGACGCTCCGGTCAAATATCCTGAAGCTGTTATGTTCGTCCCTGAAGCGTTGGTAAAAACCAAAGTAGGGAATCTTCCGTATCCGCTTGATTCGATGTTTGTGGAAGACACACTCGTAAGGTCTCCCCGTGTGCCTTGAATAGAGGCCGTGATTTGCGTACCAGAGGCGTTTGTGAAATTCAGGGTCGGGAATGTGCCGTACCCTGAAACCGTAATTTGTGTCCCAGAGGCCGAGGTAAACTGAAGGGTCGGGAAAACTCCGTACCCAGAGGCCGTGATATTTGTGGAAGAAACCGAAGCTACTGTCGTTTGGCCTGTAATGTTGAGCGTTGCTCCCGCTATGTTCCCTGATGCTGTTATGTTGGAAGATGAAACCGAAGCGAGAGATGTTTGCCCCGAAATGTTTAACGATGCCCCGGCGATATTTCCTGAAAGGGTTGCGTTTGTGCCGGAGACGTTCGTGATTGAGGCGTTCGTGGAAAAGAATGTGGCGATTGTGGAGGAGGGAGAACGAAGTTCGGTCGAAGACGTGATGGCGAAATTCTCCAAAAGTCCGGTAGAGGAAGAAATGCGGAGTGAGGAGGTCGTCATTACGTTCGCTCCTCCGTGTACGAAAACAACCTCATTGACTGCGAAACGGGACGAAGTAGCTATGGTTCCTGAACCTCCGCCGGAAGCTGAAATCGTGATAACTCCAGTCCCTCCGGCTCCGCTTGAAGATACAACGGATATGATCCCAGAACCGACGATTGAGAACGTGGAGGTCGTGATTTCATTGATGGCGACGGAGCCGCCACCTCCGGCCGATCCAGTAATTGTAATTGCTCCAGAAGACGTAGTGATTGTTATATTTGAGCCAGCAGTAAGATAGGCGGGAGTGTAAGAGCCGGAAGCATTCCCTATTAGCGTTTGACCAGATAGTGGGATCGTTGATGTCCCAGTTCCTCCGGCGGCAGGAATCGTAACGCGAAGCACTTGGGCATTTACCAACGCGATGTGGATAGCGGACAAAACCAAGATCGCTACTATTAACAATGTAAGTTGTTTTAATGTCATCCTCTCATGTAGGTAATCGAAAATGTGGTGTTGTTTACGAATTGCGCTTGTAGGCCAGAAACGAAGTTGATTACTCTCCTATTCGTTGAGATTGTATAGTGAACATCCTTGTCTAGCGATGCGTTCTCATAGCTTGCCTTAAATATAGCATTTCCACTGCCACCGATAGGATGTGCTGTGGTTACAGAGCTGGTTCCGGCAGAAATTGAAAATGTTTCGTGTTGTATGTTTCCGATTCCGCCTCCACGCATAGCACCGACAGACTTTCGTATCGTCTCCTCCTCGTTCGGAATTGTGGGCAGATTTTTAAGAGCATAGTAGTCGAGTTGTGCCTTTCCTCTTAGCTTTTCTAGCCCTCTAGCGATACTCTCAAAACTCAAAGTCTTACTAAACGATTCAAATATCTTTTCTAAAAACGTCTTTTTTCGGACTTCTTTCAAGACGTTCTCAACGATTTTCGGTTCGTCAACCTCGTTCGTGATAATGGGTTGTTCTTTTATAACTTGGACTTCGGTTTTTTCTATTACTTTTTCAACTATGGGAACGGTAACCATGCCAGCAATTTCCCTCTTATCCGCTTTGGTGAGAATATAATTCTTTCCCGGATCCCCGTCTTTAGGAATATCGTAATCCACTCCAGCCTTCGGCGAATCCCCCTTGTCTCCCTTGAGCATCTGGATGTGCTTCGTAATAACAAGTTTCTCGGCTTGCTCCATAATCGCGGGGATAGCTTCGGCAACCAGTTCTTTGGCAATTTCTTTAAGTTCCGCAAGTCTTTGAGACTCGGCGAGTTCTTGTTCTTTCAAGATGTCTTCTAGGGTTTTTTTCATTTTGTGGTTTTCCTATTTAGTTGCCGTTGTTTAATTTGTAGTAACTGCATCAAGTCGCTTACTTTCTCACCTTCTTCGGGAGACTGGACGTTCTTTGAAAGCAGTTCAACATCGGCCAACATTTGGGCGAGTTCCAACTCACTCTTCGCGGCCATAATGTTATCGTAGTCTAATCTTTTTGCATTCTCCAGTTCTCCTCTCATACTGTTACTTCGCATAATCTGAGACAACGCGTAAAGTCCTACCCCACTAGTCGCTATACCCAGGCCAACGGTAAAGGGACTCGCTTCCCCGGAAACGCCAGATTTGTCAGCGTTTGACTTTTTCTGGGTATTTGGTATGCTCTTTTGAGGCCGTGGTAGCTCAGTGGTAGAGCGAAGGTCTGAAGAGCCTTGCGTCGGGGGTTCGATTCCCTCTCGCGGCACACTTTTGAAGTAGGCGTTATTCAAAAACGTCTTTTTCTCGATCCCTTTTCCCATTCCAAGTTGAGTATCAATTAAAATCCGCATTTTCCCGCCGTCGGTGTCTGCTTCTATTATAAACATTGACCCAGATTCATCGACGACCTTTCCATTCTTAAAAGCGTCTTCGAGGTAGGGTATTACTTCTGGGTGCGAAGACTTAATCTTTTCAAACCCGAAGTCGTTATCTCCTTTTATTGCGTCAATATCGCCAATTTCTTTGTGAGAAAACACAGCTTTTACTTCATCCGCTTTACCCTCAAAAAGCGGACGTAATTTTATTGGCACGAGTTGTTTTTCTACATCTTTGGCGAGTTGAGAGAGGTTGATTTTGCCTTGCCCGACTTGTCCTTGAATCTGTTTAACAAAATCAAACGCTTCTTCTTTGGTGGCGAAGTTTCTTTCTCCCGAAGGTGTCGAGCCGATTGGAGTTAGTTTATTAGAACCAAAACGGACACTTACGAAATCTCCTTCGTCTTTTACTGAAATTCCATAATCTTTTCCAGTAACAACATTGGTAGTTCCCGTTTGGTCAAATTTCCGTACTGCTTTACTTATGTCTGTTAGTTGAGTTTGACTTTGCCTCTCCGCCGCCTCTCTCACCATATCCAAATCCACTTTCTTGATGCCTTCTTTTGTCGCTTTGTTGATAACTTCGTTGAACTGCTGGGGAGTGATTTCGTTTGGGAGTCCTCGGAACTTTTCCAATAACTTCGTGGATAAACCTTTGAGACCTTGAAAAACTTTCACCCCTCCTTTTTCAACCGCTTTCGCTTCTCCTCCGGGGCCGGGAGCGAGAACATCAAGTCCTAATCCTATCCCTGCGGCCGCACCTGCGGGTACTCCGAACTTTTCGAGGGCGGGAGTGGCGAACGTGCTCCCTGGATTCATGACGGCTTGACCGACTGCTTCGGCGAACTGCTTTGCTCCGCCTAGGACTTTCCCGATAGCTTCTTTCCCTCGCTCTCCGACAACTGGTTTGTATCCAGGCTGACCGCCTTGAAAGTCAATATCATTAAACACGTTATACAAATTCTCCGCGAAACCTTTCAGTTTGTCGGGGTTCTCCACTCCGAGGCCGTCTATGCCTTTCAGAATTTTTGGGAGGGGAGTGCCCTGGGCTTTCAGTCTTTTTATGGACTCTTCGTGGGGGTCGGGAACTGCCTGTGGCTTCTCAACCTCGTTTAACCTATTAAAAACCCTGTCTGAAAACGAAGGAGTTGATTCGTTTAATCTCGACCCTATCCTATCTAAGAATGTTTGCGTATTTTGTGGCATCATGGTACAATTACACTATGTTTGAGTTTTCGTTGCTTGGTGTCTTTTTGGCCTTGGTTTTCGGAATCTTCATTGGTTCAATAGCCGACTAACTCCCGCCTTTTGGAGTAGGTTCAAAAGTTGGGCAGTTTCGGACTGCGAAAGTTTCTCTGCGGCGATTCCTAGTTTTTTGAGGGCGACTGCCGCGCTGGTTCTTCCTAGGGTAGATCGAGCAAACTCTTCTCCGGCTACGCCGGCCGCAAATCCGGGAAACCCCCCAAAGAATCCTCCAATCGCTCCTCCTACTGCAGCTCCTCCAATTCTTGCCCCAGTCGCAACTGGCCCCTGTGTTGCAGATACTCGGTTCAAAAGAGCGTCAAATCCTTTTACATAAGCGGCGTACTTCTCAAAAATAGGAACCGTTCCACGAACCACGCCTTTTACCTTGTCTGAAAGAACGCTCCCAACGGTCATGAGCGCCCTCGTTGTTCCTTCGGTAACTTTATCCCGCAAAAACGCGGTGGGACTCAAAAGTTTGTTCGTAATCTCTCTCCGCAATTGGTTTAGTTCCCATACATTCACTCTTGGCTTTCTCCTTAGGACATCAAGAGGTAATGTTTTCATAAAAGCGTCTATTTCGCCTCGTCCAAGCGAAAATGGGAATTGTGCCCTATACGCACTTTCCACTTCCCGCAACACTTGACCGGATTCAAATGTCCCTCCTTTCCCAGTCGAACGGAGGAAATTCCTAATTTCTTTTTGTATCCCCGCCTCCGACTCCTGTGCTAGGGCGTGATACTTCTGTTTCAGTTGGTCTGCCGTTCCAGCTCCTTCTTTGATTAGGATTTCCGAAGCTAGTTTATTCTGCCGTTCTTCCGCTTTCTGGGCTGCCTTGCCAAACCCCAACCCAGACCTGAATATCCGGGCAACTGTTTTGTCTCCCGTAAGAGCGCGAATCGGAGCGGTAACAGCCAAGCTGAACAATCCACTCCCCAACGCTCCGATTCCAAAGGAAATTGCCGCTTGTTTTGCAATCTCGTCTATCGGTTTATCGTTTATCAGTCCTTCGGCAGTCGTAAATCCTCCGAAGATGGCTCCAGACTGAAGCGCGCGAGTCCCTGCCGCCCGAAAAAAGTGTTCTGCAACCAAAACCGGAGTTCTTCCTAGCCCAGAGCCAACCGTAAGCGCGGCGTTGATTCCCGTCCCTATGGCCTGCCCTGGAGTTATTATCCGCTCCTGGAGACCCTGCGTGATGTTTTGCAACTCTTCATCTGAAACACCCATTGTCTTGAAGTTTTCTTGAATTATCGAAAGCAAGTTTTGCCTTCGCGGATCGTTTTCCGGCAACTCTTGAACTTTTTGAACCAATTTATCAGTAACCCCGGCAAGGCGCATTTTAGATTCTTGAACCATCCGGCTTGCTCCGGTAAGCTGGTTCCCATATATCCCAGTAGCGACAACTCTGCCCGGAAGCTGTCCTACGCCCACAAGCCCTTCTGAACCTATCGTACTTCTTAAAATACCTCCAAAAAAGGAGTCGTTCTTTTTCTGTAACGGGTCGAAAATGTTTTGCGAGGTTGGTTCTTGTGGGGCTACTGGCGCAGTTGGTTGTTTCGTAATGCCCAACTTCTGCGCGACTTCGTCAATGTCCTTTTGCGTAGGGGTCGTCTCAAAGTTCACTACTTGTCCTGTTTCAAAGCGTACTTTAGGCATTTATTCTTCGATGGTAAACTTAATTCCGCTCGACGTAGTGCCGGAGTTTTCCAGACTTCCGAAATTTCCACCTCCACCAAGTAGAGATGGCGTAAGCCCAAGGCGAATTTTTGCCGCACTCTCAATCTTGTTCCAAAAGAGTGATTCAAAAACCCTAAGTTTTTCCGCCGCAGATTCCACCGTATCCTCTGGTGTCGGAAGAGCATTTTTGATTGCCAAAATATCCTGTTCCGTAAGAACCCCAACTTGCCCCGTTGCTTTTGAAAGAGGCGTAGAAAACACCTTCAGAGAACTTAAAAACGCTTTCGCACGAGCGTCCGCGCCAGTAAGAGCGGACAATCTTAGCCCAATTCCCTGCAACCTCGTTCCCAAGAATGTATCAAGTTGTCCGCCTTCTTTCGCGGTAATCAATTCATTTACATAGCTCTTTATTTCGCCCAACTGCGACAATGCCTGGTTCGCCGCTTCTTGAGTATTTTTCAAAAGTTGTGCATCTTGTTTTGAAACATAGGGAATGCCCAACTCCGTTGCCAATCTTTGGGCCATAGTTTTCTGGGCTTGGTTCACGAGCCGTCCTTCGTCGAAATACTTTTGCCCACCAATCTGCTGAATTGAAGGTTGTAATTGCGGAGGAACTTGTGGTTGATCTCCGCTTGGAGTCGGAATACCCCCAACCGCATCCGTGTCGTTTAGCGTAACTATCTCTTGCTCTCCGGTTATCGGATTCGTGCGGATTATTTGCCGTTGCTTCGTTCCAAGGGTTCTTATTTCCCCCGTCTGCGAGTTGATTTGCACCAACCCCACTCCGGGCAGTTCGTAAGGGTCGCTAAATCCCTTATCCTTTTTTCGGACTTCAAGAATGCCGTTATATAAGTCTTTTGCGGTTATTTCGATTCCGTACCTTTCTCTTAATTCCAACGCTTGCTCTTCTAAAAATCTCGTCGCTCCTTCTTCATCTTCGGCGGCTTCAAAGGTGGCCAAACCGACATCTGCGTAACTCGCGGCGGAATCTACCACCTTCTTTGTAATTTCTACGGACGTTTGGAGAGCGTCTTGCATACTCTTCGCCCTATTCTGCACCGCAGTTTCCAAATCTGACACGGTTTTGAACAAATCCAACACCGCTTTCCGCGAACTCTCTTGGTTCTTATCCAACATATCCATGCTCTTGTACAACCTATCCCACTTTCCCTTCAGATTGTCAGACTCGGCTTGTAAAATGAGCGCGTCCCTGTCTTCGTTTAGTTTCTTAATCCGATCAAGTCCATTTCTCACCTCGGCGTTCACCTCGGACAAAGCCTCTTCGGGGGCATATCTTGACCGTCCTCCTCGGATTCCGGCTTTTGTGATTCCCGCTTCAAACGAGGCGTTGATTTTTTCCTGTTCTTTGATAAGGGTATCGTACTTGTTTTTCGTATTCTGAATGAAGTTCGCGGTAATCGTGTCAAACTGGCTCGACAACGCGTCAAGATCCGCTTTATTCTTTTCCGCTTCTTCGCTTTGTAACTGAATCTCGTTGTACTCATCTCCAAAAAACCCCGCCAAACCCATTCCGGCCCCGACTTCGGTTACGGCGTTCGTCGCCGTGGCTCTGGCTTTCGTCGGGGGTGCGCCGACTTCTATTAAGTTTCCTCGTCCGAAGTTCGGGTCTTGTTCTGGGTTATTTCGATACTGGTCTCCCCCGATAGGATTCGTGGAGAGTTCATTTCCATCCTTGTCGAAGTACCGAACCGTTCCGCCTTGCTTCGTAAAAAAAAACTTGTCGGTTGTAGTCCTGGTTTTAGTAGTGGGTTGTGTTTGGGGAAACGCTTGCGTTTTCGCATCTGCGAATCTCGCTTGGAGGCCGGAAACGTCCGATGGAGATGCGGGAGAAATAACTGATGGAACTAACCCCTGGGCTTCGCTTGCAAGATTCAAAGTCTCTTGGTTCTCCGGACTGTCGGAAAGCATTTGATTTATCGGAGGGAGCGAAAACCCGCCTTGATATTGCCCATAATAGGAACTCGAAAGCTGCGCGTTTGGGTCGTTCAACGACCTCCGCAACGCTAGGACGTTCGCCAACTCTTCTTCTTGGGTCGGTACGAGCATTTATCTTAATTTGTTTTTGGTGTAGAGGGGCATACGCTTTTGTTGTTACGGCCACTCGGTATTTTGCGCGACATAAGATACTCCAAGTCCTCCCGATCCTCCAAGAGTGCCGCCGGAAACCTGTCCACCCGTGCCGCCGGTAACGGTAATCGTTCCACTATTCGCGGTTAAGCTGTTGTAAACAATGAGAACCGATCCCCCTCCTCCGCCTCCTCCACCACCGCCTTGATTCGTTACTCCGGTTCCACCGGCAGCTCCATTTGATCCAGACGCCGTTATCGTTCCGGTGAAGTTCAAGTAGCCACCGCATTCGATATAAAGCGCTCCGGCTCCCCTGCCTCCCTCTCCGCCAGCGATTGAGTCGTCGTCCGCACCTCCTCCACCCCCACCACCCGCACCCGGTGCAAGGTGAACTGACTTAACATAAATACCGACAACATCAAGATTTATGTCTGGAGAAGCTCCGCCTGTGGCGACAGTCGCATCCCCTGCTCCTGGGCCTCCCGCTCCCCCATAAACCGTATACAGACCAAACGCAGTAGTACCAGCATTTCCGTCTCCCGCGCTTCCGGTTCCGCTCCCCGCTTGTCCCGCCTCTCCGTCAGTTTTTAGACTTGCTCCTCCTCCTCCCGCACCTCCGTCTCTTCCTGTGCCACTATCTGCACCAGAACCTGCCGTGCCAGCAGTCGAACCAAGACTACGAAGGTCAATCATCGTCGTAGTTGCGGAAGTCAGCGTGCAGTCTCCTTGTGATTTCAAAACGATGGTCGTGCCGGAAGCGTGAGGGTTCGAGAATGACAAAGAGCTGGTTCCCGTAAGAGAAATAGAAGAATACTCTCTCACATAAAATCTTGTAGTTCCCAAATCAAGACTGGATGTTGCCCCGCCCGCAAGCGAAAGAGTGCCGCTCGCTCCTCCGCCTCCAAACTTTATTCTTGTCGTGCCGGTAAATGTGGTAGTCGCGGAAAACGTAGAGGAAGCACTATTTCTGAACTCTCCTCCGCTAAATGTCGATGTGCCAATGTACGAGTTGTTACCGCTCCACGAGTTGTTACCGCTCCACGTGTAGTTTGAGGAGGTGCTGATAAACGTCGGACTAATCAGGCCGTTCGATTGAGTAAGAACCAACGTCGACGTTGCGGTACTCGTCGCTGAAACATCATTGACGCGAACTACTAACGGCGCTGACGTGTCTCCGGTCGTCGAGCCGTTCGCCAGCTCCTGTCGAGTTGCAATTTCAACCAGTCCTTTCGTCAAAAAGTCCGCATCAGCCGCGCCGGATGTCGCAACTGAATCAACATACCCTTTTGTCGCGAACGTTGCGGCGTTAAATCCGCTCATTGAGCTTGTTTGTGCCGCGCGTGGCCATACATCGCTCGAAGAAGCAAATGTGTAGAGTCCGGTAATGGTTGAGGTGTTGTCAAGAATCGCAAACCTTTGTCCGTAAAATGCGGAAGTATTCGTGAGAATAAGTATCGCTCCTCCCGCGTGGGCTTTTTCTAATGTCGAGGACGCAGCATACGGAGTTACGAAATCCCGTCCACGCACGACCCCCGTAAGCGTCGCCGTATCATCGGAGTTTTGTGTGATTCCCGTGAAACTGATTGATTCTTCCCTCGAAGTCCCTGGTTCAAGCGTTCCATAGCCGATGTCGCCGAGCATAGACATCGTAATATCTCTCCCGTCCGGCGTGTGCATCGTTTGAAGTCCGATTGAGGTAGCCGCCGCAGACACGCCCGATCCCGATAGGGTGAATTTTTGGGCTTGTACGGGCGTAAAAAAACCTCCTAGTTCTAAATTCTGTTGACTTATTTTACTTATCCTGTTCGACACCGACCACGACGTTGCAAGAGCAGCGAGACTTGCCAACCCGACTGCCGCGAGAATAACCAAACTAGCGAATCCGTTTTTGTTGTTCATTGTTGTGTATTTTGTATTATACCACAGTTTTGACTTTTTTTCTACTTCTTAATCGCAACGGGCAAATCCGAGGCGATTTCAACCCTCGGCCCGAGTGCGGAAACTTTCCATTGGAAGTCAATGTCGTTCGACTCGTACCCGACTTGAAATTCAAAGAAGTTTATATCCGTCGTCGTGTGAATGACCCTGAATTTCCCAAGATCGTCCAATGTGTCCGTAACCGAACCGATGGGCTGGCTCCCAATAGGATGTTTCCCCAAACTGCCGTCAGTCGTCGTTTGGAAAAGGATGCTTGTGTCGCTCCCCTCTATCGTGAAATTCTGTATGGATTCCGAACCGCCGAACTCGTATTTAAGAACAAGGGAAAGCTCGGTGTTTGAACTTATGTACCCTTCGCTATAAAACTCATCGAATCGCTTGTAATTCGCCCTGTCTCCGAAGTTTCGGTAATTAACGTACGCTCTCGCGTCAATCGGGTTCGTGTTGTCGTTGTGTCCATCGAACATCTTGTATGTTTCGGGAACTGCCGAGGAATGGAGATACAAGTTGTTGGCGATAATCCCGAATCTTCGGACTGGAAGAATCTGCGGAGCTTCCCAAAACCCCTCCTTGACGTTATAGGGGTGATCTTTGCCTTCGGCCGGTAACGCAATGTGAAGTAATCGCTTGTGGTACTTTAGGTGTCCGTTTGCGAAGCTGTAATCGTCAAAATCAGCTTTCACTTCGTCCGAAAGATACCTGAATTTCGGACTCTGTTGGTCTTCGACGTTTCCCAATCCCACTAAAGCGTTCTCATTCGAGATAAAAAGTATCTCATTTCCTACTTTCCCGATCAACTCTTGGCTTTGCGCGGCCATTTGTGGTGCAGTGGGTAACCTTTTCACGAAAAATGTTTCTTTCGTGCTGTTTGTCGAGCCAGATTCCGATTGCACGAATGTAACTTGATACCAGTAGTCTTTTCCTGCGGTTACGAACATGGCCGAAATCTGGTTCTTTAGGTCATCGAAAGAAACTAGCCCGACAACCGCGCCGTCAACCGTTATCGTTCCTCCTTCTCCGGGAACTCTCGGAGAGCTTGGGTTGTAATCCGTAAAAGAATTCTGATCTGAAAAGAAAACGTACCTACTATCGGTCGCGGCAACGTACACTTGGTTATTCAAAACCGCAATAAGGTCGAGTTGTTGGGATGAACCGAACGCCGAAGGTCTAGTGAACCCCGAAACTGCGTTCGTCCGTATTACTTGATGCACCACGTCCCCTGCCGTGTGTCCTCCGGCAGTGGGATCGGGCGTAACCCCCGTAAGAGTCGTCGTCCCCTCTCCTCCGGTATATGTGTATGTTACCGACCCAACTCTCACCTGTCGTGTTCCTGCGGTTAAGAATCTCTCTGCGCCCCATGTCGTAGTTCCTTGTTTTGTGATTGTGTTCGCGGTTGCGGAAGCGAATGTTGTTACCCCACCAGACCATTCAAAGATATTTGCTGTGCTGTCCACAAAGAGAAGCAAGTCAATAAGTTCCGTCGTACTCCAAAACTCCGCAAAGCGCAAAACAGCGTCGGTTGTCAAGTTCCCGCTATCCAAAACAAGCGTAGTCCACGTTACATTGTCGCTTGAATCCACATACCGAAACTGCAAATCGTTGTCTGAATATCGCAAGTTCAACTCGTCTCCCGTAGAGGTGTTCCAATCATATGAGGCGAGAATCGGGTCGAGTGCAGAATTCGCCGCTCCATCCAGCGTGTACCCTTCCCGAATTCCAATCGTGCCGTCATCTGCGAACAAAACATTCTGGGAAGGTGGGACTAAAAACGCTTCGTTCTGATTCAAAAAAGGCTCCAAACTTGTGATATCAAGCCGATGGCGATACCCCTTAAACTGATTCACGAGTTTGAAGTCGTTTGGTTTAGCCATTTATGTAGCGGTGTTTCTCCATGTAGAAGACCCTGTTTTCCTGAACCTGTAATACGAACTATGGGGTCGCTTGTACTCCGTTGGATAAAAAGAATTGTATAACTTCAAGTTGTCTGCGTATCTATCTCCAAAAAACTTTATATCCGCGCTTCCGTCTCTCCCCTGAACCTGTTGAGCCGCTAAAAACGCGCATTGGTCGAAAAGTAAGCTATACCCGTCCGTTCCTAAATTTACAATGTCAGTATCGAGCGTATGTTTTTCCTTAAATGTCCCCGAAGAAGTCCGATACAGCGAGTTTGAGTAATAGACAATCTCGTAAATTGAGGGAAGACGAGACATAAACGAATCTATGCGAACGTTTGTAAGCGTTCCTGAAGTATTGAAAATGAGCCGGAGTGAATCATAGGCGGTCGCGGTAGGAGAACCTGTTTTCCCCGCCGCAGTCCAATCGAACTGAATGATATTCCACCCAACATGAAACGCAGTAGAGTCGAACGTCGAAGTTTCGTTATCCGAGTAGTAGTTCGCGGTCGCGTCAGACCCCCAGCGTAAATCGAGAGAGGTAAGGTTCGTAACGTCTGTTGATGTCGGGAGGTAAATTCCCACAAATACTGATGCAGTTTCAATATGGTCTGTCAAATCTACCGCCGTCATCGAAGTGTTCTCGATGTACGCACCATTCGAGATGGTATCGAGCTTCAGAGACCCCGATCCCGTTAAGTAGTAAAGTGTGTCAAGCGAAAGCGTCCCGGCGGACGCGCTCCATGTGCCGTTCGTGGTCAAAGAATCCGCAGAGTTTATGGTAATTCCCTGATTCAGGGTCTTTTCTATTCTAATGTACGAAGTACCATCGTCGTTTTCTATCGCAAAAGTTCCTTCATCTCGGTAAAGATCGAAGTCCGCAACAAATCTTTGATCGAATGAATCCGAAACAACTCTGTTCACCTGTGGCCGGATGTCGAGTATCTTGTTTCCTTTCAAGTCCGAAGGCACGGCGTATCTCGAAACATCGTCAAATAAAGCGTTTTGGATTTCAACGATTCGTTTGGTCTCTGGCGGGTCTACGTCAAGTAAAACCTGCCTGCCAGCTCGGTAAATGAGTTCGTTAAGGTTGCGAATTTTGCTTGTCGAAGTTCCATGAACTACTCCTTCAAGTTCTGTTTTTAGGTCGGAAATAAGATACATTGTTGCTTTTGCGACTTTACTTACCTACGAAAGAAAACGCTACCGCGAACCCAGCCGAACCCATGCACGATACTGCTCCGCCAACATTGTTCGCTTCCCATGTGTCGGCTCTAATGCCGGTTGAAGTCGTCGTTATGAACGCGACTCCGACACTGCCTGCAATGCTTGATGTGGCGGCCGCAAGTCCACAATATCCGTCTGCGGCGGAAATTTTCGTTATCCTGAACCACTCTCCGGTGCTTGAAGCACTCGTGATAATGATTGCTCCGTTCGTTCCGGGGGTGGAACTGCCGTTGATTACGCTCGCGGAGGTAAACCTTACATTTGCCGCTCCCCCAAGATTCTCGCCACTTCCAAGCAATCCTCCAACATAAACTCCTGTGGCGACAACAACGAATAACACCAACGCAATGATTCCCGATATTACTAATTCTTTTTTCATTTTTTGTATTTGTTTTGTTTTTACGACCTTTGAATCCGCTCGTCCTTGTCCCCCTTTTACTGAGGGACAAAGTGAGCGGACGGTTACTCCACTAAGAATTTCTCGAACGCCCACAAAAGTTGAGACCCAGGACCGATATTCTGAATCGTCAATCTCATGTAATCCGTTGCTTGAAATTGCGTCGTGGACGCAACGCTTCCTCGGTTAAAGCGGATGGTCGAGCTGTTGTCTCCTCGCGTGAAGAGAATATCGCCCGTGCCAGTCGCGTTATCGAGGGTAAGTGTTACGAATTCCCCTAGCTCGTCAAGATCGCACGCAGTAGAAGCCGCAACCGCCGATGAGGACGGAAGTTGAAGCGATGTGCTGACTGTCTGGGGGTTCAAGAATGTCATTGACACTCCGCAGAACCACGAAGCGGCGGACGTTGCCGAAGCTCCGAGATTCGTGTTCGTCGAACTCCCCGATTGGAATGACAAATGGTCTAGCTGGAAGTCTCCGCTAACCGTGGTTGTTCCAAATGTTACGGCCCCACTAACCGTTGCATCTCCGGTTATGGTAAGAGTCGCACCTCTTACTTGTCCTGAAGAGGGAGAAGTCGAGTCTGCACTAATTCCACTCGGAAATCGCGTGCCTCCAAGTAGGCCTGATTGATTCCCACCAACCAGAACCAGGATGGCAACTCCCGCTATGAGAATCGTGTTAATCCAGTTATGAATTTTATCCATGTTTGGTTAGTGATTGATGGTTTACGCTGTTCCGTTTGAACCTACGATTCCGACCCACGAACCTGCATACACTCTCTCAGAGAACCGAGCGCGGTAGAATGCCCGCCGTTTGCGGTCAAACTCCGGTCCAACAAATCCGTTCTGAATAGGAACTCTGACTGCACGAGTGATTTTGTGCATCCGAGAAACTACGAAGTACGATGTGTCTCCATTTGAGTTGTATGTGTTGTAGTCCTCATCAAGCCATTCGGAAGCTCCGACAACGAGACCTGGATACACCTTTGAGACGTAATTTAGGTCGTTTTCGGCAGTCCCCGGCTTTAAGTCGGACTGCGTGATAACTGTAAGAGTTGGGTGCAAAAGTGAAGAGCCAAGAAGTCCATCCGCATGGCACGAACCAAGCGAACCGTCTTGCGCTTTCTGTACGCGAAGCGAGGCAATACAAGTTGCCAAACCGTCCGCGCTTGCCGCCGCCGTCTCTAAGTTATCTACCGTGTCGCCAGAACCAGCGACATGAGAGTTCGAGATAAGAGCTACGCCGTCGGGAGTTGTAACTCCAGAAAACGCATCCGAGTACGAGCGGCGAAACGCCTGCTCGTCTTGGGAGGTTCTCGCGCGAACGCCCAATTCTCGTACCCATTCCTCTACCATCCCATACGCTTGGGATGATTCCTGGTAACGTTGCGGAATTGCAATGTCCCGATCAAACTCGAAGACCTCTGCGGCCGTTCGATTGAAAACACGAACTGTTGCGTCATCCACTTCTTCGTCCTCGACGGTCGCCCGGAACTGTCCAGGCCCCATTGATTCGGCGTACTGAACAGTAAGCCATTCAGTCGAATCTTGCCGGAAAAAGAGTGAATCACCCGCACGCACTTCACCAGGCTGTTTATCCATTTCGTAAGCTGAACCGAAGACCTCATCCAAGCCTGCGCCTGTCGTGATGCCTACGTTGCTTACTGTTTGTCTAATTACAGACATATAAGTGTGTGTTTTAGTTAATTATTACCGTGTCCATCATCCATAGACACACACTTCCACCTTCACCCAAGGTTTATACCAACCCTCTCCACAGCGTCGCGTTGGTCGGTGTGAAATACACCTTTCCATTCGTGATGTTGAAGTCGAGCATCATGAGTCCATGAACGTCGAAATCAGTACCTTCGTCTTCGTCAACGGTTAAAGTCCCCGCCGCAGTTGCCGCAGAGCGGTCAAAGGTGACGAAGTCGTTAAGAAGAAGAAGAATCTTCGCATCAGTATCCGTGTTCCCCGGAGTTGATACTGTGCCTTCTATGATAGTTCCGGGGCCTACGAGTTCAACGTCAATCACGCCGTCTGCTGATGCAGTGGCGGTTGACGCTGATTTCGAGACACCTGCGAACATATCGGTCGCTTGCTCTGGGTCTCCAGTCAAACACAGCGAGGCGTAGTTCGTGCCTGTCTGTGTCGCGCCGAGAATCCCATCGCCAGCTTCGATGCCCAATTCTACGTTAAGAATCGTGCGAAAGCGTTGGACTGTATATCCATGCTTCAAAATTCTGATATTATTTGCGGCCATACTATTGTTAGTTTGCTCATCCAGCAACGACTAATTACTGGAACTTCCATTACCGGAACAATGACCGCTCGAAAAAACGATTATCTCCTAAGTTTTCTTGAAGCCCACTTATCGCCGTCCCAGAACTCTTCGTAGAACTTTCCCTGAAAGGTTTTGGTCTTTGGATTGAACCGCATACCTCGTCTCTCAAGTATCTGTTTTTCCTCGGGGGTTCTGTCGGGAACGGTAGTTACTTCTACCTTCCGTCCCGCGCCGCCTTCTCTCGAAGGAGTGGCGTTTGCTCGACGCAGTTCGCTCACTTGATTGGCTATTTTCCCTTTATTCGCAAGTAAATGCGATTCCTCAACGGAAAGTCCTTTGTTTCTTACATACCACATGATGACTTTAAGCTCATCATCTGATTTTGCAAGAGACCGCGCATCGCGTTCGGCGAATTTGCGGTCAATGACGGTATCCACATCGGATAATTCTCCTTCATCCTTTCGGAGTTCTGGCTGAATAACCTCTAGCGGATCGCCACCCAACTCTTTGACTTTCTCTGCGTTGAAATGCAAGGAACGCTTCGCCTTTTCAAGTTCGTCCGGCTTCTTCTCTAACTCAAGAGTCTCTAGCTGTTTCTTGAAGTCAATGTCCTTTTGGGCCGCTTCAGCTTCTCTCTCGGCAAGTTTTTGAGACTTTTCCTCATCGGATAATCCTTCTAACGTTGCCTCGAATTCGGCTTGTTCTGCGGCCGATTCTGCCTCTAGTTCTTCCTTTGTTTTTTCTTCCATAGTTTTGTTTCTTCCTGTCTTCCTTGCCCTCTTGGGCTTTGAGGGATTCCCCGGAAGTAAGGGAAACCCCTCGAAGCCCGCGAGAACTATAACGAACTTATCCGCTCAACATACTCGCGCATCAGTTCTTGGTTATACAGCATAGCTCTGCCGAACGTCGTGTTCTCGGGAATTTGTCCCTTCTCAAACATTCGAAGATTTGCCTGATAGCGCAATTCGTCGTTCATAACCTTCCAAAGGAGCGACTCTTTAATTATTTTTGCTTCTTCTTTTAAGAAAGCTACCTCTTCCCCTGAAAGTTTCCTCTTGTTTTTCAACCAACCAGTCGTGGTGATAAGAAGCAAGTCGTCTTCTGGCACCGCGCACAGTAAGTCTTTTACAAGGTACTGGATAAGTATTCGTTTAATTCGATCCATTACTCAATCATTCTTTTTCGACCTTTCTTTTGCGCTTCTTCTTTCCTTAAATCTGCGGCTTTTTGCTCCGCTTCAGTCCGAACCAACCCACCTAAACGCTCATACACGAACTCCAACGCGTCTTCGCTCTTCGGGTCTATTTTCGATTCGCCGAGAAGATTGGAAAATGAACGAACTTGATCTTCTTCTCCCTGTGTCTTCGCAACATCTTTTCCCGTAACCAAATCAAGTATCTTCTGCGCTCGCTTTTTCTTCGTTAAATTGACAAATACTATATTCATTGTTTGTTATTATTTGACGACCTTTGGCACATTATACACTAGTTTTCGTGTTTTGCATAGCCACCGACTGCATAACTCTCTCGGGAAGGTCTTTTGAGCCATTCGGACGAGCGTTCACTTGGCCCGGAATGAGCTGGTTCGCCACTTTCGAGATGTTCGGAAGGTACTTTGATGCCTCTCCGCGCATAAGTGGCTCGAACAGGAAGTCTCTTGTAATGCTAAGTTGTGATTCGGGGTCTTGCTGAACTAACGGGTTTAGAATTGCTCTATCGTATGTCTCAAGTTTGAATGCCCGCTCAAACGCATCGTTCTTCTGCATCATTCTATCTGCGTCTATGGTAACGAAAAAGTCCAATTCGGAAAAAACGGAAGGGTTTACGTCGTAGATAACCTCATTCTCCCCCTGTTCCGAAGCCAAACGATACTTTTCCACCTCTATTTCTTTCTTCGTCATTTTCTTTCCAGCGTATCTGTCGGTAAAACGAATCCGCACCGACTTTTCCTTTCCCTCGCTCACCTTCCCGCCGATAACGAAGTTCTTATAATTCATCTCTCCCGCCAGTTTCCCCGCTTCTCCGATTGTCTGATACCGAACGATGTCGTCAACGATAAGTTCCCCGACTTCCTTTACCATTTTGCCTATCATTTTGGAAACGATCCCAAGGTTCGTCATGGCGTTTTGCTGAAGCAACACCGCCTCTCCTTTCGTTTTCTGCGGGCCTTCTTGGTCGCCTTGGAACTGCGGATTGCTCGAAGAGTCGTTTATGCTTCGTTCTGCTTCAAGAAGAGCCAGTCTTGCCGCGTTTGGGTTCACGATGTTCAAGGGGTTAATCTTTGCGTTTTCGGGCAAGTCCGTATTCATCGCCGGAGTTACTACGGAACGATCTAACTTCCCGGCCCCCATCGTGATTGTCGGAGGAAATGTCGAAAGCGTGGTTGCGTCGAAGTACATTTGCCACTCTCTGTCAGCCGCGTGTTGGTCGTTCGACATCTTCGCAACCAAAGACTTGTATCCGATAAACCTCATGGCGTCAATCGGTTCATAACCAAACTTCACGATGTTGTATTTCGGTTTGTTCTTGTATGTGCGGTGGACAAAGGGGTTGTACTTTACGTTGTTATCTCCGAAATATACCCCTCCACAAAAATACACCTCTAAATCTTTTCTTCGATTCTTATAACACACCTCTTCAACCATTGTGTCGTTTACGTCTTCGACATCGTAGAACAGCCCATCATCGTGGAGAACTACCTTTTTACCGACTTGAACGTACTTAAAATTCTCATGCTCCCCGTACTTCGCTTCCGCTTCGCCGTAAGAAATCAAAGACTTATGAATAATCCAATCTTGCTTTTGGAATTCGTACTGATACGGGTTCTCGAAAAGTATCTCATCCGTTGGAATGAGGGAGTTTTGTATTCCCGAAAACACGTCATCAATAACTTTCTCCTTCTTCTTTTCGGAGTTCCAAATCTCTTGCAATGACTCCATGTAGCTAACCTGAAAGTAAGAAATAGGGTTCACAAGGCCTGAAACTACCCCAAATAAGAAGGCAGTCTCATAGTTTGAGCGTCTGATGTTGTACTCGATGAGTTCTCGCATCACGTTCGCCGCTTCTCTATCCTCCTCGCTCGTGCTATTTTGGGCGAACACGTTTGGGATAATAAGCTGGGCCGTAAGATGTGCGGCAGTCGAAATAACTCTGTTTCTTGTAATAGGCCTGACTCCATTCCACCTCCAGCTATCCTCTCCCTCGTATGGATCGGGTGTCCACGAAAGCCATGCACGCTGATCTTCGTCCATGCGACCTCTAAACGACCGATTGTTATACTCCGGGTAAGAACGATTCAGAACCTCGTCTCCGTCTTGGTAGACAAGTTTTACCTCTTTCGTGAGTTCCCGAACTCCCCCTACTGGCTGGTACGCCGAGAGGGGGTTTTCTACGAGGCCCTTGGAAGTTAAAGTCAATTCTTCAATCATGCAAAAATTCAGCGCACTTCCAACGCTGTTTCAGACATTATAGCATATCTCTCATTTTTTTACAACTAGCGTCTTTTTCTTGAAACCCAACTAGCAGTGGTATAGGAAATCTTCGGCCCACTTGGAACGACAGATTCCATCATAAGCGCATAGCGGAGTGCGTCAAGTGCGTCGTCATTTTCTTTGACTGGAATTTCGTCTCGTTTCTGGTTAGTTGGGTCTCCGTATGAGTAAGTCTCGAACTCCCAAATCAGGTTAGCGCAGGATTCGTGGATATAGAGGCGGTTAGATTTCAACAGCTCCCGAACCACGTCAATCCCGCTTGTTATGCTATCTTTCCCTTTCAAAACCTCACGGACATTTATGCCTCGCCTTTTTAACTCCTCTCTCCCTCCGGCACTCTCTGGATCGGGATAGCACTCGTTCCACTTGAGCGCGGCGACGTAATCCGCTATTTGCGCGTCCGTCTGCCCCGTCTTATACCACTCGCTTGAAACAACATATTTCCCTCCGCCGGATTTCTTTATAGTCATTACTGCCGCAGGATGGACAAAACCAAAATCCACGCCCCCAAAGACTTTGACAATGTTCCACTCGTCTTCGTCTAACTCTCCCTTGATAATGTGATCTTCGCGTCGAAATTCTTTATAAACCAACCCCTCAGTTTTCCTGAAATCGGCGAGGTATTCTTGCGCGAACCTATCCTCAGTCAGTTCTTTTTTTGCCTTGTCTACTTCATCTTGCGGAATATGCGGGTTGTCGTAGGTCGTGAAATGGAACGATGCAAAATCGTTGTCTTGGGTTTGAAGATTAAATAAATCATAGAAGTGGTTGAATCCTTTTGGGGTGGAAATAAATAGTCCTTCGCCCCTTGTATCCGTGAGCGTGGGTCGTATTATCTCTTGCCATTTAGAAAAGAAGTCCCTCATCATCGCAACCTCGTCAATCACGAGCAAGTCGAACGCTTGGCCCCGGAGGGTTTCAATACTCTCCCAACCACGCAGAATGATTATTGAGCCGTTTACCAATCGAATCTCCAACCTCGATTCGTTGAAGTCTGCAACCTCTCTAAGGTCTTTTCGTAATTGTTCCCACGCAATGTCCCGGGCCTGTTGATAGGTCGGTGCGACATACGCAATGCGCTTCCCTTCTCTCGAAACAGCGCACGCCTTCATTTGGTCTATCGCAAGCGTGGTCTTGCCCCACCTTCGTCCGCAACAGAGAACCCGAAATCTATGAGGGTCTATCGCTACTGTCTTCTGGCTTTTGTGTAACTGAAACTCCATAACGGTTTGCAGATTCGCCGGAAATCAAAACAACCAAAGTTTTCTGCGCTCCTTGCTCGGTATCCTTATACGCTCCCAATCTCTTATAAATCTGATCCGATGCCCTCAACTGATTTTCTTCCTTCCCTGTTCTTAAAATTTTTGCGACAGTCATGTCGGCCGCTTCAACGCTAAATCCCAACTTCTTTAACACGACACCGGCGTTCTTTTGAATACCTTTTGAGTAACCAACAAACGCCAATATGTCTTTTCCATCAAGTGCCTCATGGGTTTCGATAGTTTCTTTTACTTTTTGGGCGGTTTTTACTTGATTTATTGTTGGCATTACTTCTTCCTTAAAAGCATTATTTAAGCAATTTATTTATAACCCCTATCCGCAGTTCTAAATTCTCTTTTTTCTTGATATTCAGTTCTAAAGCTCTTGTCGCAGTCAAGTCTCTACTGGAATGCTCGGTTAGTTTTTCTCTTCCAACTACCATATTCCCATCTACTTTTTCCAACATTCCAATGTCTACGTCAACTACTGCGAGTTTCCTGTATGCCTCATCTCTCTCGTTCTCTAAAATATCTTGGTAGGGTTTTTCCATGCCTATATTATAACACCTCTCCGTCCCTTAGTAAACCTTCGGGGATTGGCTCATCGCTATACTTTACCGCCTTTTTATACTCTTGTCTAATACACTCGACGATTTCCGGCCATGACTTATTCGCGGACAGTTCCCCCTCACTTCTTCGGGTTTCCCTGCCTTCATGCCATTCGAGGATAATTTTCATTTTAATCAATCACAGCTTTATACCAGATGAAGATCGTAAAAAGCGTAAAAAGAGTCAAAATCACCATATTGACTTTGAATCTCATTCTTAGGGCATTCTTCCGAAAACTTCAAATCGTAAACTTTCGGTATTATTTCAGGATTTAATCCCATCTTAATCAATCAACCTCCCCGCTCCTTGGTCTTGGTTCTCGTTGTCCCGAAAGTCGTTTCTGTTGTCGTAAGGCAACGCTTT